ACAACAACGCCATACAGCTGCCATGCACGCTCACAGACAATTACAACGTACCAAACGTTGGTGACATGTGGATAAGCATGATGTGGTACAACGCTGACGGTGCTGAAGGCTACTATCAATCCGTAGTAGAGCTCAACGACAACACGGTGATCAGCTTCAACAGTGGCCACATAGGCGTTGGAGGTGACGGCGGCGAAGGCTATGCTTACCAACAGACAGACGGAACCTGGGAAGTAAACATGCCTTGGTTGTTAGGTACTGTGTATGATACCAATCTGGCACAAGGTTGGGCCAGCATCTGGACCAACAGTTACTTCTGGGATCTCTGATAAATATCACGAAACAATTATGGGGCAACAGTACCCCGTAGGCTTAGAACGCCAAGGAGAATACAATGGGACGTCCCCTCAAGAAGAAATATTTTGGTAATGTCACTGCCAGCGGACAGGCAATCATAGGCAACGCATGGATACAGGGCGACACAGTCGCTCGTCCAAGCTGGATAGTCAAGCAGCTGACCAGCAGCAGCTATCAGTGGCTCAGTGTCAACGGACAGGGTCCAGCAACGCCAGGCCAGTGCTATCTAGTCAACGGACCAATCACGGGTCCAGGACAGGCCAACATCGCAGTTTACCCATATGGCGGCGAAGGCGGCGGCGCAGTTGCTGCCAATGCTAACCTAGGTGTGTACGCTGGCACTGTCATAGTGGCCAACACGGGTTCTGTCACACAGGATTACGGCGTGGGCAACGTGCTCAGCTTGACAGGCGGCACATACACTGGCAACCAACAGGCCAACGTCACTGTAACCAGCGTCAAGGTCGCAGCTGACAACATATCCACAGCGGGCACACGTTACAGCGTGGGCGATACACTGACCTTCAGTGGCGCAGGCTACAGCACTCCTGTGGTTTTGACAGTTAGCTCAGCCAACGGCACAGGTGGTATCACAGGCGTGAACATCACCAACCGCGGAGTTTACACCAGTGCTGCTTTGCCCGCTGATCCAGTGGCATCAACTTCCAACGTGGCAGCCAACGTGGATGCCAACGGTGCCACGTTCAATTTTGTCTGGGGCATCAACGCATTCAGCGTGGCAAACATAGGCGACTACACCACACTGCCTGCCAATCCGGTCAGCCTCAGCGGTGGTGGTGGTACAGGAGCAACCATCAACGTGACTTACCAAGTCAGCAGCGTACAGGTCACCAACGGTGGCAGCGGATTTGATCCAGGCAACGAAGCCAGCGTGACATTTGGCACAGGCAACGCCACAGCAGTGGGTGTGGTCAACGCAGCCGGTTCTGTGACCAGCGTGACTGTGATCAGCGGCGGCAGCGGCTATGTGGCACGCCCCACAGTGTCTCTGAATCCAATCAGCACACCCACACTGGCTGCGGAGATATATGACAACACTGTCAAGAACTTCTCAGGTCAGACGTGGAGCTGGTTGCCAAATGGTTATCAGTTGCCTAGTCCAACCTGGGCACACATCAACACCCAATAACCCTTGCCTGCTGTTGTAGCTGGCAGACTCGGACGATACCCCTGGAGAACCATAGTAATCCAGGGGTATCGTTTGACTGAACCACCGCGTAGCAAACTGTCACACGGGTTTTCGCGCGAACACTAAATATCTCACGCACAGGAGATGTCACATGGGTCGCCCCGTAAAGAAGTCATACATGGGTCCGTATACCCTACCAAACGTAGTGCCTCAGAGCCAGGGATCGCTGATACAGGGCACAGCATGGTTCCCAGATCTCAACGGCACAGCACTGGCATTCCTTGACAAGCAAGTTGGACCAACCAGCTATCTGTTCCGCAACGCAGCTGACTACACCATGCTGAGTGGTCCTTGTGAACTGGTACCAGGTGATGTAACTGGACCAGGACAGGCCAGCGTGTTAGTGTACCCTTACCTTTACACCGATGCCTACGGCGCAGAAGCTCATGTGGCCAACATCAGCATCGCCTCAGTGACCGTGGACAATCCAGGCACCAGCGGATTCCTTGCTGGGAACTTCCTGGCCATCAACACGGGTGTGTATGCTGGGGGCGAAGGCATCGTGGAAGTGCTGAGATTCACAGGCACAAACTTTGCTGTGAGCGGTGGCAGCAGCTTTACCACCAGCAGCACCATAAGTTTCAATCTGGGCACAGGTGGCACCAATCCTCTACAGGCACAGGTAGACGTGACCACGGTTGATCTCAGCGGCGCTATCACTGGATTCAATGTCATAGTCACAGGCAGCAGCACTGGCACAGCCAGCACATCAGGCGGCAGCTTTGATGCTACCACAGGCGGCGGCACGGGCGCAGTGATCACATTTGATACCATCCTTGACAAGGCTCACCAAAACACCTATGGCAATCCGTTGGCCATTGCCAATGTGGGTTCATACACAAAGCCAACTTCATATAATGCTGATATTTACTATCTCACAGGAGGTGGCGTTGGTGCCACCATCAACGTCAGTGCTTGGTTCAGCAACAGCATCGTAGTAACATCGGGTGGCACAGGTTACAGCCAAATAGACCCGCCACCAGTGCTGATATATGACCCATTCATGAGCGGTGTACAAACAGCTGTGGCCACTGTGAACGGTGGTGCCGTGACAGACATAGAATTCACAGGCACTCGTCGCACGTTCCCACAGAGTGAACACGGCGCACATGACAGTGGTCGCATGTTCCCTGCTGTGGCCATCGATCCACTGGCAGTGCCCACGGCAATTATCTCAAGCTACGGACCTGCCAGCTGGGATAATTACCCTGATATCGTGAACGGTGGCAGTGCCTACACCCAGGGTGACACGCTTACGCTGGTGGGCGGCGCCTACATTGGTGAACCTGCCACTATCTATATCAACTCGGTTGACGGAACTGGAGCCATAGGTACTTTCTACTGGAACTATACCACAGCTGAATACACAGCATTCCCTGCCAATCCAGTGAGCTTCACGGGCAGCACAGGCACAGGATTCCAGATCAACATCAACAACAAGCAATTGGCACCATACAACATCACAGTGACCAATCCAGGTGGTGCTCCGGGCTACAATGCCTGGGGACCGGAGGGTCCTCCAGTTTTCGTCACACCAAGCGGGCCAAACACTGGTCCAGAAGGTGCCATATTCTATCCAGTGGGCAGTCCAACCATAGGCATCACAGGCGTGAGCACAGGTGGACCAGAAGGCCAAGTGGGTGTGTATTATGCCAACACTGCGGTACAGATAGGATTCGTTCCGTTACAGCATGAGCATGTGCCGCTACCACAGGCACAGAAGATCATGGACCGTACGGTTCTAACCTGGGACAACCAGATCTATTCATGGTACTTGATATCAAACAACAACATCCTGCCAGACCCAACTTGGGCCTATCTCCAAACTGGTGGTCAGCAGATACAAAATGGCGGTTAGTAGCCTAGCATACGCAATAGCCTATAGATGACAACGCCGGCGCAAAGCCGGCGTTTTTGTATCTACTGTAGCGTAATGGTATCTTAAGCCAGCTTTTCTTGCAGTGCCTTGAGACCGCAGACAACGCTAGCGTCGTCTAGCACTGTGACAGGACCACGCTGCCAGTTTGGTGCGATTGTTTTGAGATCTTCACTAGTGATCTCTGTAGCAGGATCAACTGTGCCCCAGTTTTTAACTGACTTTTCAGTGAACTCAATCTTCTTTTCTGTGAGCAGCGCCTTGGCACGTTCGCTGTAGGTGTCGTTCTTGAATGTGTAGATGGTAGTAGCCATGATCAATCCTCCTGGATGGTTGCACACATATTTATGACAGCATCATATCAGCTTGCGTATGTCCAGCGTTTCTGGGATCTTGCCAATGTCTTTGAGGAAATATGCACAATAGGGCTCTGGTCCGTCGCTCAGAGGCACTGCCAAGATCTGGCCATTTTTCAACTTGGGAAAGAACCATTTGACATCTGGCCAGATGTTGACAATTTCCAAACGCATGAAATTGGGCATGTAGCCATTGATGGGATTGAAGCAAAACACATCAAAGTCTTTGTCATTGAGATAGATCAGGGGCATGATTTCTATTTCGCCGCTGTCTTTGTCGCCTATGATCACACTCCAATCCAAGGGCATCTGCAGATTGTATTGGCCTATGCGCAGATCCACACAGGGGCTGTTGAAACTTTCAAGAAACACCAATGGCACAAAGAAGTAATCCACATTGTTTTGGTCACTGTAGTCCAAAACACCAAAACGCACATCGTTGGCATCGTCGGGTATCTGGTTGAGATTGAAGCTGAAATTGCTGGTAGTAAGTATTTTCATGTCAACCATACTTATTGGTTGACCAAAGGTCAAGTGTGAGATTCTCAGGCGTTTCTGTCAACTTTCTCTATGCTGAAATCATATCGAGCGGTGTCATAAAATTGCTTGCGTTTGGACAAGTGCTTGGCACTGAATTTACAACTGCTGGTTATGTCCCAGATCTGTATAAAATCCTTGTCTTGTGCCTTGCGTAGACCGCGGCCTATGCTTTGGATCACACGCACAAAGCTTTTGCCTGGCTCAATCATCACCAAATTGAACAGTCTGGGCACATTGATGCCCACTGCTGCCACGCCATAGGTGGCTATCAACACCTGATCATCGCTGATGGCAATGTTGTCATACTCTTCCTTGCGGTCTTTGGTCTTGACCGCTCCACTTATAAATGCACTGTGTTTGATAAGATCAGCCAACATCTTGCCAGTTTCAATGCGATCCACCAGTACCAGCGTGTTGCCGCTGTCCTTGATAGTACCAATCTTCTTGGCCATCCACTTGATGCGATCGGTGTCAGTGGTAAGGAACTTGAGCTCTTCTTGATAGTTGGTATACTTCACTGTCTCGCGAGTCTGCAGCACATTCACATGACACTTGGCCAACACGCCTCGGTCCTGTAGCTCGTGCGCAAACAGGTCCCCAACGTTTGGTCCAATACTGGCCAACAGACTCATCTGATCCTGCTCTTCTTCAGGAATAGTGCCTGTCAGTCCCCAGCGTATGGGTATGTGGCGAAAATTGTTGGTCAGCAGCTTGGTCAGCACATCGGCCTTCACGCTGTGAGCTTCGTCAACTATGAGACAGATCAGATCTGTCATGAATATCGCATATTGGTGATCATCCAGCGCATCTTGGCTCTTTTTTTCAAGCACACTGAGACTCTGCCAGGTGCAGATGCTGTGTGTGCGATCATATTCCTTGCGATCACCATACAGCACGCCCACGTCTAGTCCAAGGTTGCGATAGTCAATCTCAGTCTGCTCAACCAAGCTCTTGTTGGGCACGATCACTATGCTGCGGCCATAGGGTTCTATCAAACCGCTTAGTGTAGCTGTGATCAGAGTCTTGCCCGCGCCTGTAGCAACCTGTTGCACTGACTGGAGATTTTCCACAAATGTGTTGACTACCTGTACCTGGTAGTCGCGCAGCACGATGGGCATGCCTGCTCGCTGATGTCCCATGGGCCAGGTCTTGTGTGCATGCACCTGATCTGTCACAGTGTTGAGACTCAGCTCATATGGCAGTCTGCGATCACTGATCTCAAAATCATAACCATGCTCTTGTAGCACGGGCAGCATGCGATCCAAGAGATTGAGATAGGTACGGCCGCCCAGCGTGGCAAAGCTCTTGGTTCCGTCCCATCTGCCGAGACGATATGCAGCACTATAACGTGCACCTGGCATAAAGAACTTGACAGCATTCACACAGGCCTTGCGAGCCGCTAGATCCAGCCCTGTGATCTTGATGTTGCACTCGTCTTCAATCTCTATGATGGCATGTTTGATCATAAGCAATTATACCAATGCTAGTGCAATACGCAAGTGCCGGTTACGCTGTCGTCCATGCTCCGGCGACCGTTTGATCGTAGGTCCGTTCACCCAGTGATCCGCTGCTCAGCATGTCACTGCTTCCTCACAGTTGAGACACATGGCCTCTAACAATACACTAGGCTTCACGCTCATACCTTGACATGGTGCCGTCAGGTCCCATGGACCTAGGCATGCTGTGCTGCGCGGATATGCGCACGCTGCACCGCCACCATTACCATACCCCAGCTGACCTGCAGTGCTTGGACGATGACATGCCACCATGTCGCACACAGTTTCGCCAGTTGCGCAGGCAAATGCTACCCACTGCTGGTACCGCCTCAGTGGCAACGCAACACATGCTATTTAATGGCAAAGGCCAGACAACACAAGAGTCAAGCTGCCTTGCGATGGCAGCTTTTGGCCACAACAGCTTTCCAGTTGCCAGGCATGGCCTTGCGCATGTCGCTGATCTTCAAAACCATGCGCAGGCTCAGCTCTCGCAGCTTGTGGCTGTGTTCTGTGATGTAGTCCAAAACCTCTGCCTTTTGTGCATCAGTGAAGTCATAATCACGCAGCATGTCATGGCGTTCCACAGTGTTGCGAATATGCAGCAGTTTTTCATGAGCAGTGTCAATGCCAATATCCATGTAGTGGCAACGACTCACAATGGCTTCCAAATGATTTTTCAATCGCTCGCTGCGCAGCTGATCAAACTTCACATTGGTGATAAACACAATACCACCACGATACTCAAAACTGTGCGGAATGCCTGCACGCTCCAGGTGGATGCTGCGATGATTGTAGCTGATGCGACGTGTTTTCTTGCTGTCCAGTGCAGCCTTCAACAGATTGAGACAGTCGTCCTCATAGAGCACGCCGTCGCAGTCATCAAACACCAGCACCTGTCCATCTTCGCGGAAACTGTAGAGTTTTTCCACCAACATACTGGCACTGCAACCACCACTGATCACTTCATACATCTGTCCCATGCCGTTCATTCGGCCCAGCAGATCCAGTGTGCGCTGCAGAGTGCTTTCCACTGTGTAGCTCTTGCCGATACCTGCTGGTCCGCTGACCACCAAGCCTTTGACCACATTGGCTGCCACTGCGCGGCTCATGTCTTCCAGAATGGCAAAGGTCTCAGTCAGCTCGCGCCGGATGTCGTCATCGCTGCGCACAGCAGCAGGCTGCAGGGTCATGGTTGGTGCGTGAGGACCCACGTAGCTGATCTGGCTGAGATCCTCTAGATAGATGCGATTGCGTCCAGCACGCAGGCCCGGCACACCGTGGCCGTCTGCAGTGATATAGATACCATCCTTGTCGGTTTTGGCAGGCTGAATCATGTTCACAGTGACATCATTCAACATCACACCACTGCGGGTGCGGCCCTTGGCCACTCGCACAAAGCAGGCGCGATCTTGGAACACATGATCAAAGCTGTCTGGCATATGCGGGACTCCCTGTGTCTGGTGTCACGCACAATAGCATGTTATATGGTACTGTCAAGTAATTTATATGATAAAAAATCATTGAGATCATTGGCAAATAATTCATTATCCACGAGTATCAAGGTGAGCATCCTCCATGCCAACTATTCGCAGCTTGATGATGTTGGATATGTTGTAGGATTTCTGCTCTAACCCCTTGATCAGAGCCAGATACTTGTTGCGCACCAGGGCCACCTCATTGACCAAAGTGGCCATGGTCACCACGTCATCCTCACCATCAATGTATTTTTCAATGCTGCGATCTGTGAGTTCGCGCTGATATCGCTCGAGATAACGACGATAGTGGTCGCTGCGCAGCTTGTCATATCTGATATTGAGATGTTTGAGTATGGCTTCCAGCTCCTGCAGCTGACCAAATCTATAGGCCACAAGTCCGCTGAGCTCTTGGGCAGCACGTTCTATGCTGCCCACGATCTTGGCTTCAACCCAACTGCTGTCCAACTGCTTTTGGTAGTAGTCAATCGCATCAGGCAGCTGAGCCATGTCATGGACGACGCGATTGTACCACATGTATTACACCTGTCTAAGTACCAAACTTTTGGTAAAATTGCCACAGCTTCCAATCAATCTGCTGCAGATACCGCAGCATGGCAAACTGGAGCTCCAACTGCATGGCTGCCATTTCCACAGGGTCTTTGGCAGCTACCGCAGCATCCACTTTGTTTTTCAATAGGTCTATGAACACTTCTCTTGTTTGATTTGATGGCTGTGGCATGTGTCAGTGATCCTCATCATAGTCGTGTTCGTCGTAGTGCTCGTCATCTGATTCACCAGTGTAGTGCACATCAATGGCACTGTCAAGGTAGCCATCTTCGCCCCGAATGGCTTCAAAGTCGTCTCGCTCCATGCCCTTGTCTGCAAAAATATCAACCAAACGCCCTGCCATGTCTTCGCGTTTGCTATTGGGCAGCAGGTCAATCACAGCATCCCATACTTCCAAAAGCAGGCTTGACCAAAACTCCATACCTCAGTCCTCCGTTGTCTGATTGTCTGTGTCTGCGATGTCATCCAGACTCCCGGGCAAAGATATCTTGGTCTCATCCCACTCTGTCATGATGAGATCCAATAGGTCGTGGGTGATACCACTGCGAAAATATTTGTGTTCTTTGCCCTGCCTGTCAGTGTATTTCAGCTTGTTGCCGTCCTTGACCAGCACGCCCTTTTTCTCAAACATTTCCACAAGACCACTGTATTCATCCATACCAGTGTCCCAGGGAATCTTGATCTCCACGCTTTCAAATGGCTTGTTGTAGCGTGTTTTCATGATCTTGCAGGCAGCACGTATGCCCCGGATGTCAGTGGTTTTCTTGCCATCTTCATCTTCTTTGAGCTTGAGCTTGCGCATGGCAACCACAATGGAACTGGCATAGATAAACCCCTGTCCACCGCTGATCTTGTCGTCTGGATCAAACATGTCCTGGCTGGCATAGGTATGATTGGTGACCACCAGTCCCACGTCATACTCGCCAAACATGTTTACACAGTTGCGCACCAGTGATGCCAAGGCCTTGGGTTTGCGACCCATGTCGCCTTTCATCTCGCCTGCTTCAAACTGGTTCACATCAGTGGGAGTCAGCAACATGCCCAAGCTGTCCAACACAAACAGTATTTTGGGACGCTCGCTGGGATCTGTTTTGTCAAAGCGAGTCTTGTAGTCTTTCATAAAATCGCTGACCAACCGTGCCACATCGTCAATCAAGGCCATGTTGACTTTGAGCAGCTTGTCCTCACTGGTATCCACGCCCAGGGGCTGCAGCCACTTCTCGTCCAGTGCATTTTCTGTGTCAATCAATATGGGAAACACACCGTCGCGCTGTGCATTGCGAATGATGTTGCCTGAACAGATATAGCTCTTGCCCGAGTTGTGACTGCTGATTCCATCACCCCAATAACGGTGATTTTTATGGCCAATCTCAAAGTCATAACACTCTTCATCTGTTTGATCAACAACCGCGGTCACCAAACCATAAGGAGTATATAAATTGTCAGTCAACACTCGATCACCAATATCCAATTCTCCTGCAAGCTTCCAAACAAGAGTGCCATTATGCATAACTTGCACAAGATGGTTAGTTGCACAAAGCGTAGTTTTACCATTGTCAAGGCTCACTTTGACCATTGGCAGTTCACCTTTGTCAAACCAGTTAATGATTGGTTGATAACCATCGGGCGTACCTAGTTCAATATCATATTCCCTAGAAAGCCACAATTCTCTAAGCTCACCGACAGTGACTTGTTTTTCTTCAGTATGTTCCATCAGTTGATCTTTCTTTCCTGTGTTGATTTATACATTCTACTGCATATGCAACCATATCAGTGGGATTGGACCTGAATTCACTTTCCCAAACTGGATAACAATTACTTCTTTTTTAGTCGTACTTTCACTTTGGCACTGGCAGGTAAACAGCCGCTCTGTCCTGCAAACATGGTGACTTTGCCCAGAGGTATGCCGTGTTTGAAATCACCACTGATGGCATAGTTCAGTGCATAGTTACCGCTGTGAATCCAAGTGCCGGGATCATGGAAACCAATGCTCATCGTGGGAATGGCTTTGGTAATGTCTTTTCTAAAGCGCGAAATATCATAGGGTTTCATGTGATGCCTTTCATGGTCTGAGCAGGCGAAGGCTGACCAGCAACCTCCGCCTTGCCCTCTGTGTGGGATTAAGACTGGTTACCAGCCTTGCGTGCGCGAATGGCAGCCAAAATATCATCTGGTGATGACAGCTTGGGCTTGTCTTGCACAGGAGCAGCTGAACGCGGAGCCGGTGCATTCCATGGCACATCCTCATCGCGCGGTGCAGACTTGGGAGCCACACGGTCCATGATGGTGGCAGATGTCACTGGTTTGACAGCAGCTTTGACCACCGGAGCCGGCGACAGGTCGGCATCATCACCGCTTGGCCCAGCAGCAGAGTCAAAACGCATGCCATTGGGCCGATAGTACTGCCCCCACTTGTCTGCATCATAGAGTTCTTCCTGCACACTGGCAGCAAACATCTCCATGATAGCAGCCAGATGTGCATCATCTGGCTTCTTGGGCAAGAAGCTGCTGAGAGTAAACAGACCATAGGTGTCAATGGCATGCAGCTCGTCACTGCTGAGCGCACGTTCCTTCATGGACCATGAACTGCTGCTATAGTTGGCATAGCCACCCTTAGTAGTCTTTGACAGATAGAAATCACGTCCGGATTGGTAATCAGTAGGACTATTCTCAAGATCCTGACGCATAAGGATTGCCTTGATAGCATCAAACACGCTAGGATTGATGATAAATCTCCGGATTGGATTTTCCGGTGTTTGATCATCCTTGTTAGGATTCTGCGTGACAAAACCCTGGAACACATAGCTCTTCTTCCGCCAGTAGCGGCGAGCCATATCCTCCAAGCTAGGGTCCTTCCACCACGGACGTGTCTCGGCTGCAATGGGACAGCTGCCTGGCTTCCACATGTCCATGCAAGGAACCTGCACTTCCACTGGGCGAGCGTCATTCTGCCCCTTGACTCCAGGGAATGGAATCTTGATGATGAGCCGTTCCACCCAGAAGAAGTCGTTGGTGTCGTCGCCGTCTGGCAGAAACCTCAGAGTGGCAGAACTACCTTCTGGGTTGTTCCAGAACGGATAGATACTGTTGTCTCCGGTGAATGTGCCGCCCTTGGAGCGGTCTTTGCGTGCCTGCTGCTCCAGCAGCTTGGCTTGTATTTCTTTAAGACTCAGTGCCATGATATGTGCCTCCTATGTGTGCTTTCATGTGCCTATTGGTGCTATAGACAGCCAGCAACTGTGTATTGCTAGCTGACAGTGTATTTATGCAAGATCTATTGTCAAGTGCAGGTATTAACAAAAATCCTTCATTTCACAAGGCCATTGCACAACTACTGTTTTAGATGATACCAGCCAATGCTTCTAAACGCAAGAGATCTGCAGTGATATCACTGTCTGCCTCTGCGGCATCCTGCACCCGACTCAGCAGATATCTAGCTGCAGTGGTCAGAGCACGCATGCCAACATCATCAGACTTTTCACAGCCGCAGGCCTCAGCCAGCTGATTGCGCAGCTCTATCACACGATCAGCAGGAGCATTGGTAATCTGGTTGGCCATTTGCTCCAAGGCCTGTGCATAGCCTCTGATGCCGCTGAGCTGCTTGCTGCGTTTGCCAAGCTGTTCCAACGCACCTTTGACCTTAAGTGACAGATCACCGTCTTTGCTGCGCTGCATGTGTCTTGCGGCTCGCTTGAGGTCCAAATAGTCCTCGCTCATCTTCACAATGGCACAGCCGGTGCGATCTGAAAACACACCGTTATTGGCCAAGTGACGTGCCATAGCTCGTGCTCCAGCTATATGAGCCAGAGGGTACTTGAAACGTTCGCCATGATGGTTTTCTATAAAGATATGCTTGACACGACGCCAACGGCTGCCCCGTTTGTCTTCGTTCACAGGGTCTGTATGACGAATGATCAGCCGGCTGTTGCCTATCTGCTGATAACTGCTTTTGGTACTGCCATAGGGCTTGCTGATATCGCGACTTTCTCGGATGTTGTTTACTGCATCTTCGCGGGGATCAATGTCATGATCAAATTTGTACCAATTGACGCTGATGTTTTCCCTGTCACCTACATTGGTCTGCAGACTGTTCTTCAGCTGTATCACCAGATTGAAATCCCTGTCATCGGCCAAGTTGGGTGTTTTGATGTCCATGTGGCTGCTGGCATCGTCGTCGTGTACACTGACCAAGATGTTGAAACTCTGCAGCTGCGGATCATGACTGGGTATGGTGGAAAAAAAGCGTGTGGCTTCGTGCGGGTCCATGGTTTTGCTGCCACCTTTGTCAAACATCTGCGTGCGATAACCACGGCCTCGCAGTATGCCAAAGATCTTGTCTCCTATAAGGTCCCAGTTGCGATTCATCAAGCTTCTCCAGACAGTTTGCCATGTATTTAAGACATCAATAGCCAAAACTTATGGGCATGGGTTCCTCGGACACATCGTTAAAATCATCCTTCATGAGGTTGCCAATGCTCTCATCCCAGCGCGTTACCATCTGCATCATCCTCACACACAGTATCAACGCCATGACTGCATCATCATGCTCTCCGCTCTTGCCGCGGAAGCTGTCACCGTGACTCACAAAGAACTTCAGTTGACGGACCAACATCCTACTGCGCAGTTTGAGCTTGTCGCTTTCCACAAGGCTTTTGAGCTTGGTGCAGGCCATGGCCTTGCTGCGTGTGTTGGTATTGAGACCTCGGCGTTTGGTCATGCCTTTGACCTTGGGTTCATGCAACCAAATGCCGTTGAATGAGTCTTCGCCCATTTCGTCTATGGTCAGTATGGCGCCTTCGCCCCAGCTGTTGTTCTCTAGTGTGAAATAGACCTCTGGTTCACCTCGCTGATCGCTGTGCTTTTTCATCTCACTGTGTATGAGATTCACTATGCCCTGCATGATCCTGACCTGTTGAGGGATACTGGTGCGGTTGTGGCTCCATTCTGCTACCTGTGCCATGTCGGGCAAGCTGAAAACCTGTATGCAGGCATCGTCTTTGCCCACTCCTGCACTGGGATCCAGAGCCACCAAATATATGGCATTGGCCTTGATATGGTCGTACCAACGTATCTGATTGGTCCTGTACAAGGGATCTGTGCCCTGCAGTTTCAGCAAGGTCACTGCATTGATCAGAGTTTCATCGGCTGTGAGAAAATCACACCCATATTCGCGGCGGAATCGGTCGGACCCTATTTTGGCCGATTCGCGAGCAGCCCAGGCTTCGTCGCGGCCAGGCACTTCGCTGTAGTGTGCAGTGAATCCCCGAAAACCATTGATTCCCAATCCATCCGGTGTGTCATTGCCATATTCGTCTATGGTTTTGTTGGCACCGAACCATATCTCTGCAAACTTGTCTTCGTCACTGTTGGGAGTGGAGGTTATGATACATTTGCCGCCGGTGGCCAGAGTGGGAGCCATGGCAGTCCAGAATTCTTCGGCTATGCGAGGTTTCACAAATGCAAACTCGTCCAAATACAGCAGACTGATGCTCATGCCGCGCCCACTGTCTGGTGTGGTAGTAGTGGCCTTGATACGCGAACCATTGTCAAACTTGATGTCCTGCACATTGTAGGTCGCCACACCAGCACGCAGCCAATCTGGCAGTTCCTCATAGCTGAACTTCACACGATCCATGATTTCGTTGGCAGCACGGAATTTGTTGGCAGCTATCAGTATGGTCACGTCTCTATTGAACATGGCATACCACAGGAGATAGCCTGCAGCAGTTGTGGTGTTATGGGTTGGCACCATTGTCTCACCACATGTGAACATGTGGGTTGGATCAGCAACCTGTATGCACCTAACCGGAACACTCTGGCACTGCTTGATGGTTTTTATGTACAGACGACTGTGCTTTGGATGGTGTTGACAATTGGTCTGCCTATGCAATTTGCGTTTCAGCTTGAATACCTCATGCCTTGCCGTGGTAAACATCAATGCATGAGATGGCTGTCCCTTGTGAAGTCTGGCCTGCAATCTGCTTTTGATACCAAGGCTAGATAGCAATTCTCGCACTTGCTTAGTGAGCACTGTGTGCTTTTGATAGAATTTGCAATGTCCGCCCTTATCAACACTGCCAGCTGTGTCCATGAGGCCTCTCAACAGTTCCAGACGTTGATGCACAGAGGCGCGCAGATACAGTGCCGGGATATGCTTGTGTTTGAGGAGATTTTCCCCACAAAGCAGCGGCATCAAACCATATATAGCGCGTATTTCACTGTTTAGACTGTGCATGTGCGACGGGCTATGGACTGATCCGTCTTGCTCTATATATCTGACAACGTCAACACTGAGATCAACGCATTGTGCGACACGTTCGCTAGTCCATGCGCCATGCCCTAGCCATACTCCCAACGCATAAGGAGCTATTGGTAGATCAACATCTGGCAGGTCCATGGGGCTGGCAATATCTATCCATATCCTGCGATTCCCAACATGTGACGTGAGATATTCAGCTATCTGTTCAGTGGTCTTTACCTGGTTCTTTATGCGCCAATTGGATGAAGTCACTTGCCACAGATGTTCAGCATCTGCTACCACCTTGTCACCGTTGTCAAACTCAAGCTCATAACATGTATGATTGTGCATGATCTCCGTGGCAAATGTGACGGTGGTTGGTTTACCGTTAGCTGCTATTATCGTGTCACCGATCTGTATATCGCCCATAGTGGTCCAGCCAGACGGTGTGGCCATCAAAGTATCCAACGCCAATGCCTTGCCAGATTGTCGCGGCAGCAGTGCTATGACCGAAGTGTTGGTCCAGTAAGTGTTGACCAGGCGCTTCTGATAGTCATAGGCTTCAAAGTGCATGCGCCCCTTGACAGGATGCTGTATCCACATGTAGGTCTGCATGAAATACAAAGGATCTCTGGCACAGCGTGCTATTTCACGTATCTGCGCAGCCGTATATGTGCTTTTCTTATTGGCCTGTTTGACCAACTGAAAATCTATGTCATTCTTTGCCATGTGTTGCTCAAGCGAACAGCGGCACTGTGCCGCTGTTACTTATGAAAGTTAGATAGTGATGATCAATTCATCACATCTTGGCGCCCAATATGACTCAGAGGACTGCGACTGCCATCAGTCACCGGATCTTCATCGTGAAAGGGATCCTTGTCAAATTTGTCACGATCAGTGTATGTCAGCGGACTTTGGCTACCAGCATTGCTGTGTTCTAAATCAGCTTCTGCCAAAAAGCTGCGGTATTCTTCATTCAATTTGGCAAACAGGGTCTGTGCCCTGGCTGCCTGTTCTGCCATCATGGGGTTGTCGCCCATACTTCTCACAAAGCGCTGGTTGGTATGACGTCCCTGATAGATGTAGTCCTCGGGATCAACTGGGATGCCCTCTTCACTTTTTTCATCATGCCCGTAGTCATAGTCTGCATTTTCCATAGTGAGCTGCTCACAGCCGCAGCGACTCATGGGTTGTTGACAGTGCGAGCAGCAGGGTTCTGCTGCACTGTAGGGACGACCTGCCTGCGGTTCAGCGTGATCCTGTTGAGCTGGCAGCATGCCTGCTGTAACCAGCAGTCTAGCCAAAGCAGCAGCATCTTCATCAGTGGCTGTGATACTCATGGACTTCTTGCTGCCCTGATCGCCAAAGCTCTGGTTCATCATGATGTCCATGCTTTCACGAATCTGTCGCTTGCTCTCTGTATAGGCATAGACAAATCCCTGTGTGTCGGGCCCATTGTTGGTGGCACCAATACCTGTGAACGGCGGTGGACCCAGAGGTGCATCTTCCTCCATGCTCATGCTCATGCATTCGGCCATTCCATGCACAGGACACATCTCACCCTCTGCAGTCATGTTGCATTGGCCTTCATCTATGTCATCACCTGGCGATGTCTGGCCCATGTCTTTGCGGCCATCCTTCCAACCCTGATGCCAAGCCTCAATGGCTTCTTCATCATCACTGTCCAGATAGGGGTTGTTGCTTTTGCTGAGGCCATTAACTCCGGTTTCATAACCGTGCTCGTAAGGATCAGTAGTGGGCTTCATGTCATCTTCATAATAATTGCTCTCTGCAATCTTGCCATAGCGCTGGTTGCTACGCACTAGACCAGCCTTGCCCTGGGTCATTTTTTGCTTGTCAGTCAATGGTCCACCCGATACCCAAGCATCACAGGTTCTGCGCGAAGCACATTTGAACTTCAAGAATCTGCAGTATCCCAGATCACCGGCTTCAACTGTGGGATCTTCAGAGCCTAGGTCTGAACCTATGCCCTTGGCAATGCAGTCCAGTGTGGCTGCACGCTGATCAAATGCTGCGCAGTTGCCACAAAGGCTGTGTTTGGCTTCTTCAACAGAGTCCAGATTCCATTCATCCACCTTTTTTGACCAAAACTTTTTGTTTGGTAGGTTGGGATTCAGTGGCCCGTACCCATATTCGTCTATGGCCTTTTGTCTATTTTCAAGATTCAGCGCGATGTCCTGTGTGGCAGGCGGGCATTTTGACATGGAAGATTTGGCGCCTGCGGAGGCAGAGCTGGACATGTTTTGGTCAGTTTTTGCAGCTTCTTCCATGTGATCATTTTCCACATGTGATACTTCAATGTCCTCGGCATTGTCATCCATCCACTTTTCAGCAGCAGTCATGTTGCGGAACTTGCGTATAAACGGACGACTTTTGACCCCTTTGACTCCATGTATCAGCACAGGCTTGCGGGGGTCTAGGTCCCGCTGCACAGCAGTAGCCTCACCCATCTGTATGGTACCACTGTATCCCGAGCACTCATCCAACCCATGCACAGGACACATTTCGCCCTCTGCTGTCATGTTGCAGGTCTCTGATTCATAGATTCTGTCTTTGATTCCCAGGGATTCAATGGCCCTGAGCTTGCCTAGTATGCTATGGAAGTCCATTGCTTATCCTTTCCTAACGAATTGTGCTTTGTTTGGGGCAAGTGGGGCGTCCATGTTTACCCTGTTGCCATTGCGATCTTTGTAGAATCTGTAAACCACAGATGCACCGTCATCAAAATTGCCCTCTGGACCAAGGCCACTGCGCGGTGTGGGTTCTGCCGCCATGTCTTGGTTCTTGCGTGTCACCGGCTTGGGAGTGTGGTAGTTGGCATTGAAATCCTGCAGATCCTGCAGGGGCTCACGTGCGGCCACTTTGTCCATGTCAAGCCAACTGAACAAAGGCGCAGCTGTGTGATATTGATCGCTGGGCCTTGTGGACTTGGTGCTGGCCAAGTAATCCAAAAATCTCTTGTTGTAGGCATCACCATAGATATCAGTGATCACCGGCTGTTCTATGTCTTGATAGAATCTGTCTGTGCTGAGTCGTGCGGCTGGCACTAGATCATCATCTGCAGCAGCCTGACTGAATGCCCGATCGGTCATCACACCGTCGGCATAGATTTCCACAGGTTCCACTGCTGTGCGAACCACAATGTTTTTCTCAGGCACATTCATTACTTCCCGTATGCCCTGCATGACAATATAGCTGCTGAGCGGCATGTTAGTGATGAAATTGATTTGATACACATGATGGTTGGGCTGATCAATAAACTCTCGTTTGTCGCCTTTGAGCACAATTGGTGCAGTCATTTCCAACAGACCAAACTGCATGAGATAACGCTCAACTGCATCCAGCTGTTCATCGCTGGGTTCAACTGCCAGCTTGATCACAAACCCATGCTCTCGGGTGCTTTCTGCTAGATACTGTCTGAACGACTTCATGGCTACCGTTGCTCCAATGTGGCAGTTATTTAGTGTCGTCCTGGATTTGGCCCAGCTGCCGCAGCAGTTCATTGCGATCCATGAGTGTGGCTCGCACATCTAAAGGATCACCTTCAGGTGGTTTGGTGGTGCGATCAAGTTTGAGCTTGTCCAGCTGCAACTTGAGCATTTTGAGCTTTTTGTCAATCTTATGGTTCTTGGCATCCACTGCTATCTTCAGCATTTGACTGCTGCTGCTGAATATCTCACCTGCATGACGTATTTCCACGTTCATACCAAGATCCTGCAGATCCTTGTGAGCTTGTATGGCTAGATCAGCTAACTCATCCATCTCAGTGTCATGCAGATCACGCCCCTGCGCAGCACTAAGCTGACGATCTATGTCGTCTGCCATGGCCAGAGCATCTGCCACTTCTTGATCATCGGGCGGTGCAGTCTCAATGTCAAGTGTGGACGGCGCTAGATCAAATGCATCTTCAAGGTTTTTGAATCTATTGGCCATCAGCGGGTCCTTTTGGCATGCTTTGGTTTAGTTATGTAGATTTGCGACTCTGTGAGAATTCTAAAGGTCATGCCGTGTTTCTTGCACCACGACATGGCCGCTGCCCATTTGGCAGTATTGAGCACGAGGCTGACCTTGTCCCGCTTGCTTTTGGCATTTTCCAACATGGCCTCTTTGGCTGGTTTGACCTCCACCACTTCTGCACGACGCTTGCCATCTTTGTCTTGATACAGCACCATGAAATCTGGCACATATTGGCTGGGCTTGCCAGTCAGTGGGTTGATGTAGGGTATACGTATGCTTTCGCTGGCCCACTGTATCACACTGGGATGGCTGTCAAGAAAGTTCATAACTGTGAGCTCCCAGCTGCTGCGAAACTGAACATCAGCCTTGCCTACCAGTTTGGCAGGATTCTTAGGTATAAAACGTCCTTGACTGTATTTGGTCATCAGCCGGTTATTGCCGCTGCTATGGTTGGACCCAGGGTGGGATTATTGCTCCACAGCGGCGCGGGATTGATACCCACATATCCCAGCTGGCTGGTGGGCAGACGTATGCTGTTCACAGTGGCCAAAAAGTCGTTGATCATCACACCCTGTTTGAATAGGTTGGTCACTGGTTGTCCGGTCTGGCTGGCATAGTACACAGCCATATTGGCCAGCACTTGTACCAGTTGGTCGGGCACATCTGGCCCGCCGAACAGGCCCAAGGCCAATTGATAGGCAGTGGCGCCCATGTTGGCCACATAACGCGGTGGACTCTGACTCAGAGCATAGTTGGTATAGTCGTTGGCCTGTGCAATGGGCATGCCATTGCTGTTGGCCCATTGAAACTGTCCACCCTGATTTGATATCTGCAACTGACCGCTTTGCAGTGCCAACTGCTTGCGTATATTGCTTTGTATGATGTCTCTGTTAGCGCTCATCTGTGGTCCTATACAAGATCATATGGATAAACCACCGGTGGTGGTTCATTGTCTGACACACTGCCTCCAAACACACTGGGGTCATTCAAACTGAGAAATGCTGCAGTGGTGCTGCCGCTGTTGGCTGCACTTTCTGCCAGCCCCACTCCTATGCTGGGCTGTGGTGCAGGCTGATATGTGGCTTGATTGAACCCTGTGTATATACCCTTGTTTGTATACTCCGGATTGCCCACTGCATTGCTGAGGCTGGCCGTGCCCAGCTGCACGCGCTTTCTAGCTGCTGTGATCTGCTGAGGTTGTGTGAGGTAAGTCTGAGGTGCATTGTTGCCGTTGCTGTTAAGCTGACTGCGTGTGCCCAGTTCCAAATTTGGCTGACGCTGACCAGCAGCTCGCACCGGCAGGGCCGATCCCACTGCTTGGTCCAGAGACACAGCACCGCTGGCACTGCCCACTGCTGTGGGACTGTAGGGAGTGATTGCACCACTGCTATTGGCAGCAGCAGGAACCTGACCACTGCCAAAATTGTAGCTGCCTCCTCCGGGCAAGCTGCTGCTTCCACTGAGATTCACGGCCTGAAACAGATCAGTTGTGGGAATGGTGATAAATGCAGTGGTCTGAGGCAACTGACCGCCCGGCAGACCAGCCAGTCCATAGCTGGAGCCCACAGACTGATTGCTGAGATTCTGTCCAACGCCGTAGATCTTGCCATTGGCCAAACTGATGATATGACCAGATGACGTGCTGATGCTCTGACCATAGGCAGTGTTGACCAGCACACCTGTCAATGCCTGACCTGTGCTGGCATTGACCAACTGGCCCGATGCAGACACTGTTAATTGCGCAGTGGGTGTGTCAATGGTCTGATTGGCCAGTGTGGCAAAAATACTGCCGCCTGATTGAATTGACAGCTGTCCGTTGACCACTCCAATGCTGGCACCCACTTCACCAGTGATGCTGCCCAGCACTGTGTCGGCTCCGGCACTGGCAGCAAATGCAAACTGCCCACTGGGAATCAGTGCTGTCAATGGCTTAGGAAATCTGCCACCCAATACATTATTGACCAACCCACCAACATAGGCGTTGTAACTGGCTCCGCTGAAACCAAAACCATTAAACACACCACCAACGGGAGCAGTGAGAATGGAGTCAGGCTGTTGAGGTAGGTCCGGAATACCAGGCAGGCCGGACCGTGTGGGCAGATCGATTTGTGGAACCTGCACATCTTTGGGTTCTAGATATTGGCTGGCATCAAAGCCAAACTGAGCTGCTAACCCAGCATCTATGTCGCCACTATCATACTGCAGGGTTTCGTATTCCAGTGTCATGCGTATTTCAGCTAGACTGCTGTCACTGCTTTCATATGCACCCCAATCTATTGTGCTGATCTTGGGGTTCAGATATGAGGTTTTGGTATATTTTTTATTGTACAAGGCATAGAGATCCAACGTGGTGAAAAATGAGATCTGTTCTGTCAGTGGACGCAGACCCCAACCTGTGCTGTCATCAAACACGCTGTCCACCGGACTGGACTGCATGGTAGTGGGAGATTTGAGACGCACATCCCCAAAATAGTAGGCAAAATACTGTATCCATAGATCAAATGGCGCATTGTCAACTGTGTCATAAATGGTAATTGTCACAGGTTTGTATTCTGTTTTCACATAGGCATAGCGCTTGCGATTGTATTGATTCAGTTCTCTGACCTGCAGATCCACACTGGGCTTGTCTATGCCTTTGATCTTGAAACTGATGCCATTTTGCCATCCACTGATGTTCTTGAGACTGGGGAACATGGTCAGAGCCTGCGTATTGACACCAAAATTAGCATAATACATGTACTTGATACGAGGTATCCGAGACATGTATTGACCATTATTGCTGGTCCCGTAAAAGACCGATGCATAGTTGGTATTTTGTAGAGTTTTAGTTGCCATCACCTATTTATCAGCAGCGTTAGCTGCGTTGAGCGTAAAGCCGCGACAGCTTGCTGCGCGGATGGATAGCGAGCTCCATAAATACCCGCATGAAGTTGCGTTACAAATATAGGATCTATCCCACCGCAAGTCAAGCACAGAAGATGACTGCTGTGGGCGGATCAGTGCGATTCCTATACAACCACTTCCTAAAGGTTAATATTGATGAATATGCAGCAACCAAGAAGTTTGTGTGGTATGCAGACATGGCACATAGATTGGTTGAGCTGAAGAAACAACTACCCTGGCTATCTGATACCTACAGCCAAGTGCAGCAGCAGAGCCTCAGGGATTTGGATTGTGCACTTAAGAATATCAAGAAAACAGGTGCTGGATTTCCGCAGTTCAAAAGCAAATATACTACACCAATCTCATTTCGATATCAACAGCACACATCCATCTCAGCCGATGGCCGATATGTCAATTTGCCCAAGTTGGGTCAAATACGTATCCGATTGCATCGTGAGTTGCCCAGCAGCTACACCGGCTGTACCATAACCCAGTCACCAAGGGGTTGGTATGTGAGCCTTGTGGTTGAACAACAGGAACAGCAATTGGTTGAAGATGTCATCAATACAGTGGGCGTAGACGTCAATAGTGCGTTCACAGCACTGTCAACTGGTGAGCTGATTGCCAACCCACGCCCGTTGTCAAAGAAATTCAAACACATCAAATGCCTACAACGCAAACTGTCAAAGAAGCAAAAAGCAAGTAGGAATCGACTCAAAGCAAAACAACGACTGGCTCGTGCCCATGATCAGGTGCGTGGCCAACGACTCGACCACATACACCAGATCAGTGCGAGAATAGCCAAATCGCATGACTTGGTGTCAGTTGAAACACTGAAAATTGAAGAAATGAAGCGAAAAAGCAAACCCACAGCTCGAGCCATAGCTGATGCGGGCTGGGCTCGGCTCGCATCAGCTATTGAATACAAATGCCGACTCAAAGGCCATCATTTTGTCAAGATCAATCAGTGGCTACCCAGTAGCAAAACCTGCAGCTCATGCGGACACAAGAAATCACAATTGGATCTCAAACAAAGAGAATATCATTGTGAATCTTGTGGACATACACAGCATCGCGATGTGAATGCAGCAGTGAATATTGCAAACTGGGGACTTCAACAATGGTCAATTGATCACTCAAGGCAGGGACTGCCTGATGCGCCTGTGGATGTGACCTGGGACCTGCTTGCCAATTGGGGTGAGCAGTCTCAGTCACAAGCGAAGCAGGAAGCCACGTGAGCTTGCTCCGTGGTAGTTCACCAGTAATGGCTGTGATAGGGATGATAACTGTGATATGGCCGATGCACAGGCGCAACCACACAGGCACTCAGAATCAAACATGCTGCAGCAACTGTCAATAATCTTGTCATGGCATCTGTGTTCCCAAAAAATCACCTAGAGCAGACACAGGCTCTGTGTTGCAGAGCCTGTGGTGTGTGCAATCAGTCAGCGGCACTGTTGGTATCTGACATGGGCTCAGCAGCTGCTGCAGCCTGAGTCTTGTATACCACTTCACCGATCTTCATCAGACTCTGGTTGAAAGCTTCCAGCTGTGTGCGCATGGCCGCAGCATCATGCTCTGCGATCACAGCACGCACCTTGGCAATTTGGTCGGTGACCTCTGTCTTGAGATCTTCAGGGATCACTGACTCATGTTCTTTCAGCTGCTTTTCCGTCATGAGGATCTGCGCTTCGGCACCATTGCGTGTGTCGATCACATCACGCTTGGCACGATCAGCTTGGGCATTGTCCTCAGCTTCGCGGATCATGCGTGAGATTTCCTCTTCGCTGAGACCGCCGCTGCTCTGAATGGCAATCTTCTGCTCCTTGCCAGTGGCTTGGTCTTTGGCACTGACATTCACAATGCCGTTGGCATCAATGTCAAATGTCACTTCGATCTGTGGCGTGCCACGAGGTGCAGGAGCAATGCCAGTGAGCTCAAAGTTGGCCAAGCTCTTGTTGTCGCGTGCCATCTGACGTTCACCTTGGAACACTGCAATGGTCACAGCGGGTTGGTTGTCAGCAGCAGTGCTAAAGGTCTGGCTCTTTTTGGTGGGAATGGTGGTGTTGCGTTCAATCAGCTTGGTAAACACACCGCCCAGGGTTTCAATGCCCAGGCTCAGAGGTGTGACATCCAGCAACAGCACGTCTTTGACGTCGCCCTGCAGCACACCGCCCTGAATAGCCGCACCCATGGCCACCACTTCGTCTGGGTTCACACTGGTGTTGGGTTCCTTGCCAAAATACGCCTTCACAGCAGCACGCACAGCGGGAATGCGTGTGCTGCCGCCCACCATGATCACGTCTTTGATGTCTGCAACACTCAGTCCTGCATCTGCCAGTGCTGCTTGGCAGGGTGCCATGGCACGAGCAATGAGATCATCAACCAAGCTCTCAAACTTGGCACGACTGATCTTGACCAAGAGATGCTTGGGACCTGCGGCATCAGCGGTGATATAGGGAATGTTGACTTCAGTTTCAGTGGCAGAGCTGAGTTCAATCTTGGCTTTTTCAGCAGCTTCGCGCAGCCTCTGCAGAGCCAGCTTGTCGCCACGCACGTCAATACCTTGGCTCAGCTTGAACTGATCGGCAATGTAGTTGACCAGGCGATTGTCAAAGTCTTCACCGCCAAGGTGAGTGTCGCCATTGGTGCTGAGCACTTCAACCACGCCGTCGCCAATGTCCAACACACTGACATCGTGTGTGCCAGATCCGCAGTCAAACACCACTACCTTGCCACTGCCGCCCTTGTCCACACCAAAGGCCAAGGCCGCAGCCGTGGGCTCATTGATGATGCGCAGCACTTCCAAACCTGCAATACGGCCCGCGTCTTTGGTGGCCTGACGCTGTGCATCATTGAAATATGCAGGCACAGTGATCACAGCCTTGCTCACGCTCTTGCCCAGATAGCTTTCTGCAGTGTCCTTCATCTTGATGAGGATCTGTGCACTGACATCCTGGGGCGAATGGTCTTGGCCGCGAGTCTGTACCCAGGCATCACCATTGGTCGACTGCACAATCTTGTAGCTCAGTGTCTTGATGTCCTGCTGCACAGCTGCATCGCTGAACTTGCGACCAATCAGTCGCTTGACTGCATGCACGGTGTTTTCGGGATTGGTCACGGCCTGACGCTTGGCACTGGCACCTACCAACTGTTCCTTGTCTGTCCAAGCAACCACGCTGGGAGTGGTGCGTGCACCTTCGGCATTTTCAATTACCTTGGCTGAGCCGTTTTCAATCACTGCCACGCAGCTGTTGCCGGTTCCCAGGTCAATACCAATTACATTGCTCATGTTTTCTCCTTTTGATAAGCAAGATGTATGTGCAGCCTGCCATCAGCCCGACTGCACATGCTATATATGCTGGCTGATCAGTTGTTTGTCAATTGGCCAAACGCGCAAAATCCACGCTGCGCATGCGCAGGATCTTGGTTGGTGTCGCTGGCGGTTCTCCCCGCTGTATGGCATGCACAGCATCCATACCATAGATCACTCGCCCCCACACTGTGTATTGGCGATCTAGAAACTGTGCATCACGAAAGCAGATAAAAAACTGATCACTGGCGCTGTTTGGATCATTGGTGCGTGCCATGCTACATATTCCTTCGGTGTGAGGAACATCATTGAACTCTGCCTGCAGCCGCGGCAATTCCTGCTTGGTCCATCCGCCTTGGGCCATGAACCCATCTATCACTCTGTGGAAATCAGTTTGGTCGTATAAACCGGCATCGGCCTGACGCAGTATCTGCGTTACATGATTTGGAGCCTTATTTGGGTAACATTCTATGAGAACGTCTCCGTGTGCTAATTCCATTTTCAATATAGGATTAGACATTTCTAATTTCCTTCTCGCGTGTTATCTAGCATGTCATTTGTATAATCAAGCTTTAGCATGATTGTAAATTTCTTATTACGCTGTAGGCCATCTAGTTTTGTGTAGTCCTGGCTACAGAATCTGGTACAAGGCCAGCACAGCCCCTGATCCCAACTTGCTTCTAGCTTGTTCCATCCTGCCCCAGTTTTGATCTCAGCGATGCTGTGTTGTTTGACATCCATGGTATCAAAGCTATCACCGAGGAATGATTTCACATCCTTGATGTATGGTTCATTTGCTATCCAGCAGCAAGGGAAGAAATGACCGTCTACGCTTAGGTACGGCGGTATCTGCGGTGATTTGCAGCGAGGAAAAACCCTAGACATGCAATTGAGCCCTGATGCTATCCAGTGAATTGGTCGGAGTAAGTGGTTGATTTGGTTTGTTACGTGCACTACCGACCAATGTAAATTGATCAAATCCCAGCGTCTTAGCGAGATCAACGGCATCCTGCAATGCATGCTCATTGTATGCAAACAATATGTGCTTCCAGATCAATTGCAATTTGCTGGGACCATGTTGCCTCAATATTTGAATTGCTGACTCTATGGTTGGCCATTTGCTGTTTACTCTATAGATGTGATTAGTAGTTGGCGTGCCGTCGATGCTGAAGGTAATACTGTCCGAGTCCTGCAATAATCGCGCAGTAGTTTTCCACCATTGGTCTGATCTGAACGCGCCATTGGTTACGATGCCAAATATCACGTGCGGTTGATCAGCACGCAGCGCAGCTATCAATTTATGAAATTCTGCATGATAGATAGGATCACCGTGATTACCACACATCCATACCTTATCAAACCCTCGACAAGCCGCTACGGCTGATACTATGGAACAATCCTGTACGATGATATCAGATAGATATGCAGTTCTCGGACACTGCGGACACAATAGTGTGCATCGACTGCTGGGTTCAATATGTATGACGTTCAACACGGCAGCACAACACCTGATCTATTATCAAAGTCCTGTATCATGTTCAGCACTGTGCCATGTGCCAAGTCCATCTTGAGCAGAGGTTTGTCTGCCATGATCACTGCTCCTGCAATTCTAATGGTCCGTGGAGAATCATGTCTGTGTCTAGCAGTTCACAGCCTAGGCTCACAAGCAAACCATTCCAGTGCCTGCGTCTTGAGATCTTGGATTTGTTTGTTCATCGCTTTGTCTCCTATCTCTCTAATATAGCATGAAATAGACACCGTGTCAACTGATTTGTCTAGGGCCAGTCATTCTTCAACCCTGAAATGTTGAACACATGATATTCAATTTCGAGACTGTTCCTGCCAAAACAATTCTCTAATACAATCGTTCATCATCGGTCCCCCTTTGTGTTCCTGATCAGTATCCTAGTGGGCTCAATCCTGTCCACAGCTACCCACTCCACACCATAGGATTGAACCAACTGGGGAATCTCAACCTCGGCTTGTTCCAACGTGTCAACCGTCTTGTAGGTACCGTTTGGGCTGCTGATCCTAAACTTTACCGTATCACCCCTGTAAGCCATCATTCGTCTCCCAAATCATAACCCAACTCTTTGGCCCATCGTTCTTCGTGAGTCATCATTAGATTCCAAAATATCTGTCAATTGCTGATGATGGAATACCGTGATCTACATAATCATTAGCAATATCTCCGCATTTTTCAATGATCAACTTGGCGAATTTCTCCGCATCAAAGCTACCCACATCATCAGGATGCCAGGGCTCAGTGCTGGCCTGCCGAAACAATTCTCGAATACGCTCGTTCATCATTTTGACTCCTGTTTAGATTCTTGCCAATCATGTATTATTCTTGTGATGGTGTCAAGATCAAAGTCCGCAAATCTTTCCACACACTGGGCATCGCCGTAGTACTCAATCACCAAGCAGCCGTCTTCAATCAGCATATAGCCACCGTTAATATCTCCAAACGGAACATGGATTGGCATCCGCCAAACATTTTTGTAGACGCTGGGTCCGCTCATGACTCAGGATACTCAACTGGATGATCTGGTGGGAAATCACATTCCAAGGTCTGTGGATCTTTGTAGAGAGGATGACGATAGGTGTGTGCCCGATCCTCTTCCAACTCCCACACCACCGACGTGCGTTCTGCCAGCTTCTTGTAGTATTCTCCGTTTGTGATCTCGAAGAACACTTCACCGATCTTGACGTCCTGAAATTTCATCATTGAGCTCCAAAATGCAAGTCCAATGCAGTGAGATAGTCATCTGTTCCGTGTGGCCGATTACCGTTGTCAATTGACTGATATAGCATGGCACACTCCCGCACGATCAACTTGGCGAATTTCTCATCAACTTGCATTTGGCTGAGTGGGTCTAGCGTGGGCGACAAATGGACCAATTCCAACCCACGCTCACGAGCGAACCATTCCAGTGCCTGTGTCTTGAGTTCTTGAATTTGGTTGTTCATCGCTTTAGCTCCTATGCTCTGGAATGTAGCATGAGATAGACACTGTGTCAACCACATGTGGCGTCATAAATCAGCACTGTGTCCACATATAGCACATTTCCACACCTTGTCAAGTGTGATGTTTTCATGCGTGATGTAAGGCTCTGGTCCTCCCAATGACCGTTTTAGCCAATCTGGCGTAGTGGGGTTGATTGCGATTCCGTGAGTCATTTCAACCTCACACCTGGGACATTTCCTAATGGTCTGTGATTGTGCACACATGTTATTGGAACTCCGTGGCATCTTTGTTGGAACGAGTCAGATAGGCAGGGCTAATAAACTTGCAAATCTTACGACCATGTGATGAATGATAGCCACCATCAGCACAAGTAACAACCACACCCTCACGGATATTATCACCGCCAATCATGGTCTTGCCATCACGCACCTTGACAATGGCATCAAGGTCAAAAGGACCAGAATACAGCACGGGCAGCATTTCCAATTCCAATTCACGACAAATAATTTCTGCATCACGGCGAGTTAGAAATTGCTTTCCAATCTGAACATCAAATACTTGGAACTCGGGTGAATTGGTGCCATACTTCAGGTCCTGAACCAACCCGCCAAAGATTTCTCCATAAATTTTAATCACCGTATTGCTATGCGTGTTTGATATTGCACGAAGACTGTGTTCAAAGCCATTATCCAGCAACTCACGTAGATTACGGACATAAAGGTTACCATCATTGTTGCTGTTGTTTTTGAACACCAACCCCTGCTTGCCAAGGCCTTTGCTGCTGACAGTGATATTACCCTGTTCTCCAAACATTTCTGGATGGTTCAGCCCAGGAATATACTGCATAAGACAGAATGACCCATGTGCTTTTTCCACAGCATTCACACGGGTATTCTCATCAAAGATATCTTGAACACTTTCCCAACGCTCAAAGTCATAGTTGGTAGCGGCCTCGGAAACATTGGCAACTTCACCAGCCATGGCCACAGGAATTGGCGGAGACCACTTGGTAATGCCAAGGAGGCTAGATACGTCTTGACCTAACGTGACCTCAACCGTGGATTTATCTTCTAGTTCAATCACCTGCATCTGGCTTATCCTTTCTTTTTGCAGCTCGAATTTTCGCAATAGTTTGTTCTCGCTTGGCGAGCCATTTAGCTTTTCGTATTTCCTCAGATTTTGCTTTTTCTTTGGGACTTCTATTCCTAAAGCTCTCGGCACCGCGTTGATAACTTTCTTTTTTCAACTCAGGGTCTCTAGCTTTGAGAGATGCTGATATTTTTTGGTTGACATCTTCGATCTCATTCTTGGTTCGTTGACGTCTCGACTCGGACAGTTTGATGGACAAATTCTGCCTATACTCATCAGTTATCGCTCGTTTTCGCTTTTCGGCTATCTCTTTCTTTTTCTCGTCGCTTCTTAATGATACAGTAGATTTGAATTTATGCAAGGCTTTTTCTTTTATCTCAGGGTTATTTGCCAATGTATTTTTCATTTTTTTGATCATTGACGCTTTGCGTTCATCAGACCACTGTTTTTTAGTCTCTTTTTGCTTTTTGATCGCCGCGGCATATTTTTCAGGTTGAGCAGATATTGTCTGTTGAGCTTTTTCTAGGGCAATTTGCTTTTCTTCGGGTGTTTTGTTTTTTAGAGTTTCGCTTATTTTCTTATAGACTTTAGATATCTCTTCTTGCGTTTTGCCGTGCAGATTCCAGCCGCCGCCGCTCTTCCGGGATATATTGTAACATTTATCCTTATTACCGACTTCACAATCATAGAGAAGATAGTAATCTTCTCTTTCTAATGTAATCAACGGATCATCTACGTCGATGTATTCAAGTATAACCCGAGTAAAGTTTTCTGGCTCCAACTTGTATGCTCGTTTGAACCATATCCCGGACCCAATATAACCGTCGTCGGTTGATCCGTGATGTGATCCGATATAATATTTTTGATTACGTCTGTTTATCCATTTGTACACAAACCCGTAATAGTTTTTTCGATATTCCATGGTACCTCCTAACATCGCCTAGTATTTATACCAGAACAATGTAAGTTGGTAATTTACCCAAGATTTTTCACCGGATATAAAACACCTTCCGAAAAAATACCACGCAACTTTAGTGGCTTAACGCGGTTGCCATCGCTGCCAGACAACATACCCTTGCCGGTTTCCTCATTCCAGAAATCCATCTCCTTGAGCAGCCATTCAGGCAACAACGCAGCACTGGGAATGTAAACAACGAAATCCCCCACATTGTATCGTGGACTACCGTCTTCCAACTTGGCGGAAATACAAACCCAGCCCAAACCTTCCAACTTTACAATGGAAAGTCGGTCAGCATTGGGGTGATCCTCAACAGATGCTACGCGGCAAACTGGAACAGAAAACCTACTCATGACTCACTCTCCTCCGGAAGATTAATCATTTTGACCAAATAGTCTATAATAGCCATCAACGGTGGCCGTATCAGCTACCCAGACACTGCCATTGGGATGCCGGTGAGCTGCAACAGGGCCTTTACCAGCAGCGTTAGCTGCGTTGAGCGGAAAGCCGCGACAGCTTGCTGCGCGGATGGATAGCGAGCCGCATAAATAGCTGCATGAAGCTGCGTTACAAATATAGGATCTATCCCACGCCCAGTCAAGCACAGCGGATGATTTCTGTGGGCGGATCAGTGCGATTCCTATACAACCACTTCCTGAAGGTCAACGTTGATGAATATGCAGCAACCAAGAAGTTTGTGTGGTATGCAGACATGTGTCGGCAGTTGGTTGAGCTGAAGAAAACACTGCCCTGGCTATCTGAGACCTATAGCCAAGTGCAGCAGCAGAGTCTCAGGGACTTGGATTGTGCACTCAAGAACATGAAGAAAACAGGGGCGGGATTTCCCCAGTTCAAATCTAAATATACTACAC